GCACCAGCAGATACTAGTGTTTCGGAACGCCTTAGGCCATCTGAATCTACAAACAGAGCGCAAGTTGATTCCGGAAAAGAAATCTACAATAAAGCTGTTGAAGCCCTTGGTGGTGACATCGGTGGTAGTGAAAAAGCTGGTGACACAAAACAAATTGAAACAGTGCTGTCGGCAAAAATTGCAGCTGCTGAAAAAAGTGGAAATTACGATTACGTCGAATTTGCTAAACGTTGGTATGAAAATACTAATAAATCACTTGATGCTGCAAAACGAGATGCAGATATTCAAGCAGCTGTAGTAAAAAATGTTGACGCTGATATTGCTAAGTTGCAAACACAGAAAACAAAATCTGGACAAACACCAGAGGGATTGAGAAAGATTGATCAAGCAATTGCTGCCTTAGAACGTAAGAAGGTAAGAGCACAGCAAAAGGGGACCGACGCACTATCATTACTGCAAAGCCGCATATATGATCTTGCATATAACAGTCCTACTGAAGAATCACATAGAGAACTTTTAGATGATCGTAGAGCAGTACAAAATGCTGACGACAAAATTGGCGAACGTTATAGAACTCTAAGAGAGCAAGTTCGTAATAAAGGATTTGACAGCCTATCTTTAAGTGATAAGCAATTTTATTATGAGCAGGGATTAACTCGTTACCGAGAAGGTGAAACAAATACTATTGGTGTTGGTCGCCCTACACGATTAGGATTTAATAGTTTTCTTGCAAGCGCACAAGGCGTTAACTGGACTGTAATCAACCCTGATTATGAATTAGTAAATGACAACGCTAGAGCACCTAGTTATCTAGTAGAAGTAAAAGATGACAATGGAAAAACTATTGGTCATAAATTAAACGAGAATGTCAAGTTCACATTTGACTGGAAGAAAGATGCGAAGACAGGTCAATTCACAGCCGTATCAGTTGTGGCCACCGAGTATGTAAAGCAAGGTAATAATAGCCAGCGCCCACTGCGTAAACAAAAAATTGAAACTGGTTTAGAAACAGCAATTGTCAAAGCAAAGAACTTTGAAGTAGATTTAAATTCAGCACTCAAAGTACTAGATACTACAACTAAAGGTAATACATATGGTGGTATTACCAGAGGCACCAGAGTAAATAGAGGAGCGACTAAACTATCTAGTGCAGTGCGCGATTTACTTGATCTAACATCTACTGAAAATCTTAACGAAACAAATAAGCAAAACGTTGCAGATTTAAAAGCAGAAGTATTAAAAGGATTAAAAGATTCTGGTCGAGCTAATCCTGAGGAGTATCTCAAGAAATTAATTGAGGGCAATAAAACCAGTAAGGCATTACTGACATTTTCTGACACATTACGTAGTCGCATGTCAGATCGAATTGATGCTTTTGCAGGAAAAGGATCTGGTCGTGTACGTACACCACAAGAAATTCAAGATGACATATCTAAATTTTTTAATACAACTGAAATGTCTGCTGAAGATACTGTCAGGATACGTAATGAAAAAGCTGCGTTCTTACAAAAGTTTGGGTATGACGTCAAAGAAGTAACGGACGCAGACGGTAATAAAATTCCTAAGACGTTGCCTAGTGATGCAGTTGGTGAAGTAATTTCAATACTAGATGCCAAGGGCAAGGTTTCACTGACAACACAAAAGGATGATGTAGCAGCGTTACGCAATAGTGTTTTTCAAAAGTTACGACCACTACAGGACAAATTACAGAAAGAAGTAGATGCTTTAAAACAAGGAGATACTGGTCGCGTTGCTAAGATAGGCGAAGCTAAAAAATTATCTGGTCTTGCGGAAAAGTTAAAAAGAGCAACATCAGAAGGTGAATTATCTGGGTTACTTTTAGAATTTAATTCAAATGATCCAGCAATAAAAGCTGCACAATCAGTTGCACGTGATTGGCGCACAAGAAAAGATTTACCGCTTGAGACTGTTTATTCGCAATACAAGGCATTAAAAAATAAAGCGTTAGATGATGATCTAACAGACAATGAAAGTCAACGATTAGACACGCTTACTCTTGTTTTGAATAAGCATCTTAAATCGGTTGCTCCACAGTTAGGTGCGTCTCCATTATTTGAATTAAATAAAATTGACAGACTAAACACTAAGGAATCAGGAACTTACAATCAAGCAAATCTTGCTAGTGATAAAGTCCCGTTTCAAGTTTTATTTGGAGAGTCTGCTAAGAAGATAGAACGGACTAACTTACCTACGGTATACATGAGTCCCGAAGATCAACGAAAGGCTTTTCAGCAGTGGGCCAAAAAGTTATCAAATAACGATAAAAAACGATTAGCGCGAGAAGTTGAGATTTCACAATTAATTGGTTTAGATGTTTGGAATCGTTATGTCAATGGTGATGTCAAAGAAGTAAAACTTGGCGATCTCTGGAGAACTGTTAATCGTAAATGGCAATCTATGAATGCCAAACAGTGGGTTGAGTATACTTACGGTTTACCTGATGAGGCACGAAAATATTTACTGACTGAATATCCATTTCAATCAGAAGAATTAATGCCAAATGAGTTAGGTACGGATTCTGGACTTTCTCGCCAAGAAATCGACAAGCGACTAAAAGACAGTCGTGCTCTTACTTTGACACCGGGTGGACACGTTGTCCCGGCTGCAACACAGGCCACAATTAAGGCACCGCAGTGGGTGAGAGAAAATAGGTTACCAAATAAGCCAAAGTACGCGGATGCATTACAATGGAAAATTGCGAATACAACAGTTGAGTACCTCGACATATTAACGGAAAACCAAAATGAATACCGTTATGAGGTTAAAGGCCCTGATGGAAAGATATTAAAAAACCAAACCGCTAATTCGTTTACCACCGAAGCTGATGGAAAATCCAAGAAGTTAAAAGAAGGATATACAGTTTTAGGAGCAACAGTTACAACAACTGGCGATGATGGAAAAACAACGACAAAAGATATTACTGCATCAGAAACATACCGCATCGGCGGAAAAGTTGTTGAAGTACCGTTATACAATAGGGGTGCATTTTTACAATCGCGAATGTTGCCAGCTGGAATGGATGCCGATTTAATTGACCAAAAATTAATTAAAAAAGAACCAATAGTAAAACGGCTTACATTTGAATCAGCTCCAGTACAAGCTGGAAATAGGCTTGGCTTTGAATACGAAGGCAAGCAATTTTGGATTGGCAAACGCGATTACTTGGATTTTGTAAAACAAGTCAATGAAGGCAAGATTGATACAAGGAATGTACGTGAGTTAGTAACGCAATTAGTTTCACGTGTACGAGCAAGCAAGAGGTATTTTCGTGAAGGAGAAGTATACACTTCTATTAGCGCAAAGTCGGTAGGTAAAGATAACACACCAGACGTTGAGGGTATTAAGATTCCTGAAGCAGTTCAAAACAAAATCATTGCCGACGCGGAAGCTAAGGGATTTGGCGGATTAATCGGAAAAGCTAAGAAAATGAGTTTTGCTGCTGCACTTCTTTTAGCATTAAAAGAATATGGCAAAGCAGGAATACGTAGATTTATTGCTGAGGAGGATAAGAAAAATGGAAAATGATTTTACTAAATACATCATGTCTAAAGTTCAAGATGTAAAAGCAAATCCAAAACGCTTGCTCGGTGGAATATCTGAAGGTGCATCGTGGTACTTCAATAGAGCACCAGATCAGGCAGATATATTTTCCAAGCCCGGTATACGAAACAAGATTAACGCTGGAGTAGGAACCGGTTTAGTTGAACTTGCAAACTTTGGCAAAGATGCACTAGAGGAAATGGCAGTCAACGCTGCATCTGCTGCATTGATACCAGAAACTGGCGGTGCTAGTTCCTTAGGATTTTTACCAAAAGTGATTAATCCTCTCAAAGCCGGAATTAACTTTGCAACTGATATGGCAATGGATGATTTTGTAAACCCAATGCTTTACGACTTAGCAGATAATGCGATTAACATTGGTGGGCGATTACCTAAAGCTCCAAGCTGGTATAAAGGCAGTGCCACACAAAAAGCTGTAAACACAGTTGATAAAAAGATAACAGACTTTGCAAGCTTTGTTTCTAAAACGCATCCTCAAACTCTTTTGTTAAATAACGCTGCTAAATATGGAGATAAAGCCGGTCTTGCAGCTAGTAAGGCGAAAGACAAAATTACCAAAATACGGTAAGTAGGTATAATATATGTTATGCCAGATCAAGAGCCGCGATACATAACAAACGGAAATAACAAACAAGTTAAATTGTGCGCTGCCAAACTTGGTGATGGGCGTCAGTGTAATGCTGCAGCAATGCGAGATAAAGATTTCTGTAAGCATCATGGTGGTAAAGCATTAGTTGGACCGGATAGCCCGACGTTTAAAACAGGTTTGTGGTCACAGCAGAGGAAACGATTTTCAACAGTAGCCCCACAGTTACTTGAAAAAATAGAAGCACTACGAGAAGACCCAGACCTGTATTCCTTACGGGATGACACTGCATACATTACTGCCGTACTTGATATACGAGCTGAAGCTGCATCGTATGGAATTAGCAAAGAGTTATACGAAGAACTGCGTGATCAATATAATGTTTGTAGAGTAGCTCCGGAAGAAGCGTTCAGTAAAGAGTTTAAAAAACTAGGTACGTTAATTAGTAACGGTATTGATTCATCAAGAGCTAGTGATGATGTTCTTGATTTGATTAAGAAACGTGCTGACGTAATTGAGATTGAACAACGCATGGCGCATGCAAAATCATACACACTTGAAGTTGATCAAGCATACAGTTTAATTATGCAGATACTCGGTGTAGTAAAGCAAACTGTAAGGGACCCAGAACAAGTAAGAGCAATATCAGAAGGGTTTGCAAAAATTTTAAAGGTACATCAAAGCGACACAGAAGAAATACTCGATGCAGAAGTTATCAGTTAATACTCGCGCTACTCCTCGTGGCTTTAAGAAGTTTGTCCGCCCTGGCAAGGATTTATCAGTTGCTTTATTGGAAGCTGTAACAGCTGACTTAAACGAGTACGCAGACACTGGTGCTTTTGACGGAGGTACAGCCTTTCCTATACAAGGGCACGATATGCCATTCATGGATTGGTTGCGCGTCTACGCTCCACAATCAGCACCATCAAAAATGGGAGAACACCATTTACGCGCATGGAACTGGGCTGAGAGTATAGAGAATGGTAATCCTCCACCTGCTTTGATTGAGTGTTGGTTTCGTGGTGGCGGTAAGTCAACCACCATGGAATTAATATCCAGTAGATTAGCAGTTAAGGCGTCAAGGCGTTTTCTTCTATATGTTTGTGCAACACAAGACGCTGCTAATAGGCACGTTAGTGATATTGCCGGAGTAATGGAGCGTTGTGGCATTGAGAGAGCTGTTAACCAATACGGCTTCTCTCGTGGATGGAATGCACAAAAACTACGCACGGCTAATGGTTTTAATGTTCTAGCATTTGGTTTGGACACAGGTGCTCGTGGTGTTAAGTTAGATCACCTACGACCAGACATGATTATCTTGGACGACATCGACGAATTAGATGACTCCGTTAATGCTGTTGAAAAAAAAATCCGAACCATTACGGCTACCATTCTTCCGGCTAAAAGCGTTGACTGCGCTATTGTGTTTGTACAGAATAGGATTCATGCCAACAGCGTTATGTCCCGTGTTTTATCTGGTGAGCTTGATATGTTGCAAGATCGTATACAGTCACCAATTATTCCTGCAATCTACGATCTGTTATATGAGCCTGTTGAAAAAGATGATGGACGTATGGGGTGGAAGATAACCTCTGGACGTGCTGCATGGGAACATAAAAACTTAGCGGTATGCCAAAAAGAAATTGACGACTTTGGTCTAATCTCTTTCTTGCGAGAGTGCCAGCACGATGTTGGTGTAGGTGGTTTATTCTTTCCGCAGTTTAAACCAATTGACAGTAACGGAAACGGGTGGCACGTAGTGGATCATATTGATGTGCAGCCATGGTGGAGATTCTGGGCAAGTCATGACTTTGGTACTGGAGCACCAGCATGTTTCATACTCTACGCAAGTGATGAGCGTGAGAATGTGTATGTCTTACATGAATGGTACGAGGCTGGCAAAACCAGCAGCATGCAAGTTGATGGTGTAATTGAACTGCTTAAAAAGTACAAGATTGCTGAACCGAAAAATAAAGCTAATGAGCATGGCGCATACAATACAAAACTAGAGGCTATTGCTTTTGACTGGGCTAACACGTTTCCACCTGAAAAGGTTGATCAGCGAGTAGGTGAGTATCCAGTAGAGATCTGGTGGGAGCGCGGTTTGCCAGCTGTACGAGCAGTTAAGGATCGTAAAGCAGGATGGAACCGTGTCAAAGAATGGCTTATGGCATCTGAAATGGTTGATGGTAATGTCAAGCCAAAGTTTGTAATTAACCGCAATGGTTGTCCAAATATTATCAAGCAGTTATCTGACACAATGACACACACTAAAGATGCTGATGAAATTGACTCAGGTACTCGGAATGATCACGCTATAGATAGTTTACGTTATGGGCTAATGTGGCGAGAACATCCCGTTAGGTGTCCAGAAGTAGATGAGCGTGAAAAACGTAATGCTAACAATAAGCCAGAGTGGTTAAAGAATAGGAACCTAGATGAATGGTTGTAATTGAAATATTAAGTTTTATCTGCACTTTAACTACATGCATTGCGAGTGTTATGTCTTATCGTATCTTGAGTGACATAAAGAACATAAAGATATACTCAAAGGAAATATATGATCGCGAGGGCTGGTTATAATGTACGACATCAGTAAACTTTCAGCGGCAGTAAGAAATGGTAAACCACGCATCTCTGCATTTGAAAAAAAGAATAATACAGGTACGGTTGGATCTACTCCGTTGGATGATCCGCGTCTCGACGATAAAGATAATTTAGAATTAGATGTAACACCTAAAGACTGGAAAGTTAACGAACTTGACGAACCAGAAGAAGCCCGGAAGGTTACTAAGTTTGTCCAGCAACAGTTTGATAGTGCGCAAAAAGCACGAACAGACATGGAACTTGAATGGGCATTAGCAACAGCATTCTTTGAGGGTAGACAGTGGTTACGCATTGGAAGTCAAGGCCGTAACATTATTCGCCTTCAAAACCCAAACGAACCAAACCGCTATATGACTGTCAATAAGTTACGACCACTAATTGATGGCGTAGTAGGCAAGTTAACACAGTGTGCTCCAGACGCAACGTCTGTCCCATTATCTGATAGCCCACAAGATAGAGCTGCCAGTGACGAAGCAAACTTTATTGCCAAGCACTACAACCGTAAATTTGGCAGGGAAACTCAAACTAAAGAACGTGTTCGCTGGGCATGTGTTTGCGGTACATCATTTTTAAAAGTCTATTGGGATAGTCGTAAAACACAAGTTGTACCACAGATGGATGTCGATGGTCAGAGTGTTGTTGGTCACATGGAGATGCGCGTTGGAGATGTTGTAGAGCAGATCCTACCAGCATTCGATGTATACATTGACCCGTCAGCAAAACGTGATGATGACATACGCTGGATGATCCATGCAATGATTAAGCCATTGTCGTGGTTTGTGGATTCATACGGTGAGGTTGGCAAAAAGGTTGAGGCAGACGCACTAACTGGTCAGTACTCAGGATATGTAGATGCATACATTGATGGTGCTAATGCTGGCGGGCGAGGTTGGGTTCCACCTTCATCGTCTACGTCAAACTCTAACGAAAAACGCAAGAATGCAGCTGTAGTTTACGAGTATTGGGAGAAGCCATCTAAGCTGTATCAAAACGGTAGATACATCGTGTCTACACAATCAACATTACTTTATGCTGGCCCATGGCCATACAACAAAAAGGATTCATTTCCATTTATTCCTTTGCGATGGCAACCACGCGCCGGTACTCCATATGGATACAGTCTTGGATTTGACTTAGTGTCATTACAGAGTACATACAATCGTATTTACAGTAGATTACTTGAGCAGTTTGAAGCACAGAAAGACTACTTACTGATTGAGCGTTTGTCTTCTGTTGGTGCTGATGCATACGACAAAGAAAGCGATACAGTTGAAGATAAAAATAGAATCTACCGTAAGGTTTATTACGACCGTGGCAGTAGGCCACCTGCTGTGCAACGAGCACCGGGTATAGGTGCTGACCTATTCCCGTTATTGCAAATGATTGAAAAGGACATGATGGATGTTGCAGGGTTGCACGACGTCAGTCAAGGTATGGCTCAAGCCGGTACGCCAGCCGAGTCTGTAAGGTTGCTGCAGAAAGCTGACAACACCCAGCACTCTTATGTGAGAGCTGACATTGAAATCAGTAATGCATGTATTAAAGAGTGGGAAGTAAGTTTAATTGAACAGTTTGCAATTGTCCCCTTTGTTGGAAACATCGAAGGAGGAATGTTACCTAGAGACCAAATTCAACAAGGCGTTATGCGCTTTGATGCTCTGCGCAATGGTGGGCGGTATAGGATTGTATATGTGCCGGGATCTAGTATGGACGAAGGACCAGACCAGAGATTAAACAAGTATGCCACATTACGACAGATGGGTGTCTTTGGTGACCCAATGGATCCTGCTACCAACAGGTTATTTGTACAACTTGTCAACATGCCAGAAACAACTAAGATTCTTGATCACCTTGATGAGCAAGAAGCCAAGATGGCTGAAGCCCAACAACAACAAATGATGATGCAGCAAGAAGCACAAGCAGCACAACAAGGACAACAAGCACAAGTTATGCAGTTCAATATGCAGATTGAACAGGCTAAGGCGCAAGTTGAAATTGAAAAGATAAAGGCTGAGATAGCCGCAAAACTTGAGGCAGACATTGCGCTTGCAACCGCAAAGGCTGGACTTGAGGCACAGTCTAATGAAGACTATGCGATGGTTGATATTGGTAAACAGTATGCGATGACTGATTTAGGCCCTGAATCTGGCATAAGTCAAAATGAAGGAGTATAGTTAAAATGTCTGAAGAGATGGTGACACGCACCTCAGACTCACCAGCTGAGGCGTCAGACAACATTGGTCTTAGTAGTTTATTGACAAACGATAGTTCATACGCCAATGAACCTGAAACTGCACCGGCGTTAAACACCGCAGATGATACGTCAGAAACATTAGACTTTTCTTGGTTAGACGATATTGAGGTTGAAGCAACTGATCCACAGGATCTAGTCCGGCAGAAATTAACTGAAGCGTTAAGTGTTCAGAAGACTCCAGAAAGTGTCCCTTACGACAGATTTCGGGAAGTAAATGAGCAAGCTAAAGCTGCTAAGGATATTGCATCCCAATACGAAAAATGGGCTACTGTAATTCAAGCACTCGAAGCCGATGGTTACACATCGGGTAGTGAGTTGCAGAATGCATGGGCACAAAAACAGCAACAAGCAAACGAAGATCAAATCCGTCAGAAGTATACGCAGATGTCTGAGGCAAACATACTGTCCGAAGACGCTGCTAGAATTTCTGCAGATTATGAAATTCAACGTATGAAATACGATGAACTGCTTGAGCAAGTCAACCAAGCTAAGCAGTCACAAGCATTAGAACAAGCTTTTAGGGAATATCCATACGCTAGACGCGGTGAGCAAATTGTAAACAATTTAGTCCAACGCGGTATTGATCCAATTGAAGCTGTGACATACGTTCATACTGAACTTGCCAATATGGCTGAATCGCTTGTGCCGGAACTAGCTTCTATGTTTGAAGCGCAAAGAAACGTTCCAATCCCTATCGACACTGCAGAATCTGCACAGCCCTTAGTTCAAGAGACGACACCTACGCGAGGCTTAGGTGGAGTATTCAGTAGACTAATGGGAATTGGCAAGAATAACAACGGACTTTGAAAGGCTAAGAAATGGCTATCGATTTCAATGGTGCTCTTACATTAGCGGATCAGGCAATTCTGTCTAACGACCCGCTCGTAAAAGAGATCACAAAAAGTTTGCATCAAACGTGGAATGCTGTAAAGGATATTCCTTTTTACACATCCCCATCTTTACGTCAAATTGGTATGCGTTATACCAACAGTGGTATTCCTACTCCAAACTGGACTGGTATTAACTCTGAACCACAGGCAGTTAAGGGTAAACCAAAACAGTACGAAGAGCAGATGTTCCTTCTGCGCAATAAGATTACTATTGATAAGGTTCTACTTGAGCAACCTAATAACATCATTGACCCTGTTGACGCACAGGTACAGATGTTCCTTGAGGGTTTCAGTTATGATTTTAATGACAAGTTCATTAATAACGACCCAACAAGTTCCGCTCCGGGTAACTCGCCTGACTGTTTCCCCGGACTCAAGTATCGTTTGAACAATGCTGCACAGTTTGACATGGCTACTGACATGACAATTAATGCTGCATCGAACATGTCTCTTTCCAACCTTCTAGCAACATCTTCAGCTACGGCTGGATCTGGTGCAGCCAACCGTTTCATGTATGACATTCAAACATTGTTTGACAACATGAATGCACCAGATGGTGATGGCATTGTCTTGTATGTGTCTGAAGTTGGTAAGCGTATTATTGAAGCTTCCATCCGCGTTATGGGCATTGGTAGTGGTTTTGATATTACTCAAGACAACTACGATCGTCCAGTTGAAATGTACAAGAATGCAAAGATCCGTGTTGTTGGACGTAAATCCGATGGTTTAACATCTGTTATTCCAAACGACGTATCGCTTCCAGCTACCACTGTTCTTTCTGATGGTACTACCGGCGCATTGACAAACACTACAACAATGTATGCAGTTCGTTATGGAACTGGATATGTACAGGGTTGGCAGCCAAAGCCATTCAAGCCAGAGAATCTTGGTCGATCGCAAGAAAACGGCATTATGCACAACATTCTCTTTGAGTGGGGTTGTGGCCTTTGGATTCCACATACCCGTGCAATTGGACGCCTGAACTTCAAGGTAGCTTAACAAGGAGAAATTATGGCAAGAGATTTTAAATTGAATTTCCGTTTTGGATCTGGTGTACTTGGTGCATCTGGGATTAACTGGTACTGCTGCACCAACTGGTAATACAGCAACTAACCAAGTGTTTTCATGTCCACTTGCGTGGGGCGGATACACACAAACGGCTGTTGGTACTGGCGCTCCATATGCTGAAGACGTTCCAAATAATGGACAGGTTCTTCATGGACATTCAAGCCGAAATGACATGTTTGTTATTGTTGATGCATGTGCAGCAACTGCACTTGTAACGGCTCAGCAATTTGTTGTTCAGGCATCTGATGACCTTATTAACTGGAATACAATTGGCACAGGTGAAACGACATTGCCGGGTACGAACCCATCAAACGGTACTGTTGTGTATACTATTGCTGCTGGTACATTTCCTGTACTTACGGCAAATGCCAACCATGGATTACAGCCCGGAGATTTACTGGTTGTAACTGCTGCGACTACAATCAACCTTAATAATAACCATGAGTCTGTAGCTGCAGCTGTGGGAAATGTTGTTGAAGTTGCGACTGTTCCTTCTGCTACAACATTCAGTATTCGGTATCCGGGTCCGCAGGGCACAACGCTTAAGAGTAACATGTTCCCATTGTCAATTTTGACTGTGGTTGCATCTGGTACACCAGCACTTACGTTTACTAAGTGTGCTACATCAGGAGCTAGTGTA